TAGTTATTTAATTTTAGTTAAAAAAAGGAGAACATTTGTTCTCTTTTTTATTTTCATACACAAATTAAATATTTATATATAAATAAAAACGTTATGGCAATTAAAGAAACAAAGGTAACTGAGGAAGAGTTAAAGGAATTAGAAAACTTCCAACAAAATATTAGTGTTATAACCTATCAATTAGGACAATTAACATTAAGAAAATTAAATATTAACGAAGAAGAAGATGTCTTAAAAACAAGATATAAACAACTTCTTTTAGAGGAAAAAGAGATAGGAGATAAATTAAAAGAAAAATATGGTAATGCACAAATTGATTTAAAAACTGGTGCAATAACCAATAATGAATAATATTTTTAAAACTTTCCTATATATTTATTATTGATAAAAATAAATTATTAAAATGGCTGAAACACTATTATCCCCAGGAGTATTAACACGTGAAAACGATCAATCACTTGTTACTCAAGGACCTGTAGTAGCAGGACTAGCATTGCTAGGACCTACAGTAAAAGGTCCAGTAAATGTCCCAACAGTAGTTACTTCATATAGTGATTATATAAATAGATTTGGTGGATCATTTACAAGCGCAAGTATAAAATATGAATATCTAACTAACATTTCAGTTAATAATTACTTCCAACAAGGAGGTGAGACTGCAATCGTTACTAGAATTGTTTCAGGTGGATTTGCACCTGCAAGCACAGACGTAAGAGCAATTATGCATGCTGATTCTGCATCATTTACATTAGAAACCTTATCAGAAGGTGATATAATGAATAACTCAGGTAGTGTATCTACAAGTGGTTCATTAGTAAGTGGTTCAACAGAAAATGTAAGATATGAAATTGCAAATGTTGATTCAGGAAGTGGTACATTTAACCTATTAATTAGAAGAGGAGATGATACTACAAATAGAAAAACAATATTAGAATCTTGGACAGATTTATCATTAGATCCAAATTCACAAAATTATATTGAAGTAGTAATTGGTAATCAGAAAAAGAATTTTGATACTGATGGAGACAATAATAGATTTATACAAACTACAGGATCTTACGTTAATAACAGCCGTTACGTAAGAGTATCTTCAGTAGGTTTACCAACATTAAATTATTTAGATAATGATGGTAATTTTAAATCAGAATATACTTCATCATTACCTCAAATAGGTAGTGGTTCAAATGAAGGAGCAATGACAGGTGGTACAGGTAATGTATATGGATCAGGTGCTAATGGAAATACAAGATTAAAAATGTATGATGAAATAGATGTTTCTTCAATTCAAGGATTAGAAGGAGCTTATTATACAGCATCATTAACTTTATTACAAAATACTGACGAATATGATTTTGAAATACTAGCTATACCAGGTGTAACAATTCAAAATGGATCAGCCGCTACAAATGCAGCAATTGATTGTGTTACACAAAGAGGTGATGCTATTGCAGTAATTGATACAAGAGATTATGGTTCAACACTAAATCAAGTAGTAACTAATGCATCATCAGTTGATTCAAGTTATACTGCTACTTATTGGCCTTGGGTTCAAGTATTAGGAACTGAAACTGGTAAACTAGTTTGGGCACCAGCTTCAACAGTAATACCAGGAGTTTACGCTACAAACGATAGAATAGGTGCTGAATGGTTTGCTCCAGCAGGATTTAACAGAGGTGGTGTAGGTGGTGTAATTACAACAGAAAGAAAATTATCTCCAGCAGATAGAGATAAATTATATTTAGGAAAAGTTAACCCAATCGCTCAATTCCCAGGAAATGGAACAGTAGTATTTGGTCAGAAAACATTACAAACAGCAGCTACTGCTTTAGATAGAGTAAATGTTAGAAGATTATTAATAGAACTAAAAAGAGTAATTGGTAACATTGGAAACACATTATTATTTGAACAAAATACAGCAGCAACTAGAAATAGATTTGTAAATCAAGTAAACCCATACTTAGAATCAATACAACAAAGACAAGGATTGTATGCTTATAGAGTAGTAATGGATGACACAAATAATACAGCTGAAGTGATTGATAGAAATCAAATGGTAGGACAAATATTTATCCAACCAACTAAAACAGCTGAATATATAGTATTAGACTTTAATGTAACGCCAACGGGAGTTGAATTCTAAAAACTTAAAAAGGCAATATTTATAATAAACAATAGAAAATGGCAGTATTAGACCCTAACGAAATAATGTTCACCGCTTTTGAACCAAAAGTTCAAAATAGATTTATACTATACGTAGACGGTGTACCAGCATATTTAATTAAAAATGCTACAGCACCAGGATTTGAAGCAGGTGAAATAATTCTAGATCACATGAACGTGTATAGAAAAGTGAAAGGAAAAGTCAGATGGAATGATATGACTTTAGGTCTATACGATCCAGTAACTCCATCAGGAGCTCAAGCTATAATGGAATGGGCAAGATTAGCACACGAGAGTGTAACTGGTAGAGATGGATATTCAGATTTCTATAAAAAAGATTTAACATTAGATATATTAGGTCCAGTAGGAGACGTAGTAAGCGAATGGGTTATCAAAGGAGCTTACGTTAAAACTGCTACATTTGGTGAGTATGATTGGTCAGCTGACGCAGCTATCAACTTAGATATCACTATTGCAATGGATTATTGTATATTAAACTTTTAATTACCCAACCCTCCATACCTTTGAGAATGGTGCCTATTTTGGCACCATTTTTGTTTTTTATATATTTATATCCGTAAAAAAATAAGTTATTAAGTATGGAAGAAAAAGTTACAGAATCAAAATTTAAATTCCCAACCGAAGTTGTTGAATTACCATCTAAAGGATTAATATATCCTAAGGATAATCCATTATCGTCAGGTAAATTGGAAATGAAATATATGACTGCTAAAGAAGAAGATATTTTAACTAATGCTAATTATCTCCAAAAAGGAATAGTATTAGATAAATTATTAGAATCCTTAATAGTATCTAAAATAAATTATAATGATTTAATTACTGGTGATAAAAATGCACTATTAATAGCAGCTAGGGTATTAGGATATGGTAAAGATTATGAATTTACTTATGGAGGTGAAACATTATCAGTTGATCTAACTACATTAGAAGATAAAAATTTAAATCCTAAAAATTTATTAGAAGAAGGTGTAAATGAATTTGAATTTAGTTTACCAGGTTCTAAAACAACAATTACTTTTAAATTATTAACCCATGGTGATGAAAAATCTATAGATAGAGAACTCCAAGGATTAAAGAAAATTAAAAAAGATTTTGTCCCTGAAGCTACTACTAGATTAAAATATATGATTACTTCAATAGATGGGGATAGAGAAAAGAAAACAATTAGAGAATTTGTAGATACTTATTTATTAGCTAGAGATGCTAGAGCATTACGTGAAGAAATCCGTAGAATTTCACCTGATGTTGAACTTAAATACTATGGAGATGATGTAGAGGAGGCCATCAATATTCCTATAGATATTACCTTTTTTTGGCCTGACGCCAACATATAGATCAAATTTATTTAGTCAAATTCACGAAATAGTATTTCATGGGCAAGGTGGTTATGATTTTCATACTATCTATACCATGCCTATTTGGCTTCGAAACTTTACTTATAAAAAATTAGAAGAACATTATAAGAAACAAGAAGAAGCACATAATAAATCAACAAATACCTTAAAAAACAATTCTAAAATACATAGACCAGATATAAATCCATCCAATGTTTATAATAGTTCAATGCCTACTAAAAAGTAGGCATTTTTTATATTTATATATGATAAAATATACTTAAATGGCATCACAAGCAGAATTAAATAGAGCCAAAGAACTTTTAAAAATTAATAAAGAACTTTCTAATCTTAGAAAAGGAGACGTAAATGTTTCATTTTCTGCTACTGAATCTTTAAAAGAACTGTATGGTATAAGATCAAGAAATTCCGAAGCAGAAAGGGAATCATTAAAAAATGCTAGAGCAGTAAATGATGCTTTATTAAATCAATCTAAAACTTACCAAAGCATTAATCAACTTCAAAGGGAAGTAGTTAAAAATCAAAATATTATAAATAGGTCAACTGAATCTCAAAAAAGTATATCAAAAGCCCTTGGAAAAGAAAGAACTAATAATATTAAGGATTTAGTAAATGAACAAAGTAAATTCTTAAACCAAGAAAAAAAGATTAGGTTAATAGAAAGTTTAGGTTTAAAATTAAAAGGTAAAGAATTAGAAGGTAATAAGCTTACTCTACAAGCCCTAAAAGAGCAATTTGCAATAAGGCAATCTGATTATGATACTCAAGTTCGGGTTTTATCACCTATGGGGAAAGAACTATTATTCTCTAAAATAGCTACTGAGGAATTAAAAACACAAAATAAATTAAGATCTACAGCATTAAAACAAGTAGATGGTGCAGCTCAGTTTTTACAATTATTAAGCAACATTCCAGGTTTTGGATCAGTTGCTACACAAGCCTTAGAAAGATTAACTGATAAAGCACAAGAAGCTATTGATAACCAAGATGAATCATTTAGTAAAAGAAAAGCAGCATTTGAATCATTCTCGGAATCACTTGGTGCTGTTACAAGCTCATTTAATATACAACTAGGTGTACTTGCATTAATTGTAACTCAATTTAGTAGATTAAATACTCAAGCAGTTGAATTTCAAAGGTTAACAGGAGAATCTATTCAAGGGTTTAATAAAAATTTAGCTGATGGTGCTTTAGTTAGTATTATAGATAGATTTGAAACAATAAACCAATTAACACAACAATTTGGATTTAATGCTCAAAGAGCCTTTAGTAGTGATACTATACAAGAAGCTACTGAACTAAGAGAACTAATGGGCCTTTCAGCTCAGGCTTCAGGAAGATTTGCTTTTTTTACCGAAGCCACAGGTGATAATTTATCAAGAGCTGCTACAAATGCCTTTGAGGGAGTTGATGCTGCTTTTTCACAAAGAGAACTATTTGAACAAGTAGGTGCCATTTCAGATTCAATTGCTATAACATTTGATGGTAATTTAGAGGCAATGGTAGGCACTGCTAATGCAGCTAA